ACGCGGCCAAACGGAGAAAACCGTTAGGCCGCGTTTGTCATTTTTTCCCCGCGCGGGCGGGGCTATCTTTGCGTCATTAAGAGACACAACGCTATGCCAAGAAAATACGACATCAATATTGAAGGCGAAATCGGCTATTGGATCACCGGTGAGAGCGTACGGGCTGCTATGCAACCATACGCCGAAAGAGAAATAAAAGTCCGAATTTCGTCTCTGGGAGGATCGCTTTCTGATGGGTTGGACGTCTGTACACTCTTTCGAGCACATTCGAACGTGACGGCTTATTTGAATGGCATGGTGGCATCTGCAGCCACTATCATAGCCATGGGGGCACGTCGTATCGTGATGGCACCCGAAGCTGTTATGCTTGTGCATAATGCATCGTCGTTCTTATTCCACTACGAACATGTACAGAAAGAAGACATCGACGACAAACATGAAGAACTCAAGCAGCTCAATGAAATGCTTACGACGTTCGACAAAGTAATAGCTGAAATCTATTCCAAACGCACAGGGAAAAGCGTGGAAGAGATGGAGAAGCTTATGAAAGAAGAGCGTTGGTTGACTGCACAAGAGGCGCTGGAATACGGGCTCGTGGACGAAATTGATAATTACGAAGACATCACGACGCCGGAGACGGGTATGACTGCAATGGTCACGGCCATGTGCAATGCACACGGTTTGCCGGCGCCACCGCTCAATATTGTAAGCGAGCCAACTATCATTGAGCGAGTGCTGGCGAAATTCGGAATCGGAAAGGCGGCAAACAAAAGTACAACTGAAAATAATTGCTTGATTATGGATAAAACGACACACCCTGATTTGCTCAATGCTTTGGGAGTTGAGAAAATGGAAGCCAATGAAAAGGGCGTCATGCTGTCAAACGCACAAGCTGAAATGCTAAACAAAGCGCTGGCAGAGGCCTCAAAAGAGAAGACTCGATCCGAAGACTTAGAAAAGGAAGTCAAGGAATTGAAGTCAACAATTGAAGCAATGAAAGAAGAGGCAAAAGCCGTGGCGAATGCAGACGGTGCAGAAACAGGAAAAGTGAACGACACCGCCGATAACAAGGGAGAAGATTCTGTGGCAAAAGCCGCCGCCGTGGCAAAGGCACAACTTGAAAAGATCAAGGGGCTACTCTGACATTGATAGACGCACGTTCCTGAGAGAGAATAGCCGTAGGGGGCAAGGCATTGAATAACTGACACAACAACGAATATGGGATACCTAAATATTTCGGACGCTGAACTCAAAAAATCAGCGACCACTTTCCAAAAAGAACTGCTGATGACGCCGGTCATCTCGTGCAGTGACACATTGCAACACTTCACAGGCCGCCCGGGCGTTGCTGGGCGCGAAGTGATCGGACAGTTGACCGGAAACGTTGAACTCGGTCCGTACAACGCGACACGAGTTGACGACACGGGCGTGAAAATCACCCCCCGTGTACTGGAAACTTATCTTGGATCAGTCGTGAAGAGATTTGATCCGAACGAAGCAGCTAAAACGGTTTGGGGAGAGACGTTCGCACAAGGTGAAGAATTGACCAGAGCTGCATTGGTTTTGCAGGTGCTGACTTACTTATCGGCACAACTTGGAAAGATGATCGGCGCCGCTCTTTGGACGGCGGAGCGGGACGCTTCGGGAGACAAAACCAAAAACCTATTCGACGGCTTTGATACAATTACGAAAAAAGAAATTGACGCGAGTAGCATTTCAACCACGCAAGGGAATCTCCACGAATTTCCAGAAGCATTTTCCGACACGAACACGGTCGACCTGTTGATGAAATTCTACGAAGGAGCGGCACCGGAACTGCAGGCTGTTGAGACGAAGTTGTATATTCCTCATTCTTTATATAACGCCTACAATCGCGATTACGCCACCCGCTTCGGTTCTACGCCTTACAACCATGAGTACTCGAAAACATTCCTCGAGGGAACTCAAAATTTGTGCGAGCTCGTTCCTTTGGCGTCCAAAAAAGGGTCGGAATACGTGCACTTGTCCACAAAGAAAAATATGCTTTACGGATATGGCGCCGGAATGGCTGATGAGAATATTGCAATCGAAAAATACCACGAGTTCCTGATCTCCTTTGTGGCAACAATGTATTTCGGAGTGCAGTTCGAGACCATCGCAAAGGAAAGCCTCTTTGTGGGTAAAATCCACGCATAACACTAAAACGATAAGACCATGCCAAACAATTGCAACGGTTTACCCACTCTCACAGAGAGTCTCATCCACTGCCAAGGCAGTCGAGTGCAGCCGGGCTTGAGAAATCACATGTATTATATCGCAAAGCGAGACATCGTCAAGTGGCCCAAACGTCTCAATATTTCAGACAGTGGGGCCACCATGGAAAAACTCGCAACGCTCAATGGAGATTTCGTGCTGAAGGCCGATAAGAAGTGGAAAAAAATTGACCTGATCGACAGCAAGGGACAAATGGAGTCTGATCTTACCGGGGAATATCCGTCGAAGCTCTATGAGAACAAAGCCACTTTGACTTTTCCCGGAATCGAAGAGGCCGTCACGGGCTTTTGCCAACTGGCAGCTGAAGATCACTTTGTGTTTATCATCGTTCAGCGAAATGGAAAATGCCGACTGCTTGGTTCGGAAATGTACGACACAGAGGTAAAACCGAAGTTGTCAACAGGCGAAGGCTATTCCGGCGGCGGGACGGTGATCGAAATCACTTCACGAGACATTTCGCCCGCACCGTTTTACGCCGGTAAAATCGAAGTGGACGAGGGCAACATTTCGGGAGCCAACGATGACGTAACTACAACCGTAGCAAGCGGAAGCCATGGATAAAGCATTCACACAGGACATCGCCGACTGGTTAGAAACCCCACGCGAAGAACGCGACGTGAGAAAAGGGGCTGAACTGCTTTTGCGTATCAATGGCAACCGACATATTTACCAACTGGCAATGATACGCCCGGAAACGGCACACAACCATGTGGAAGCCGACCTAAAGAAATTCCTACAAATTCGGCTGGACGGCCACACCATGGAGAGCGTTCGCCAAATGGATAGCGAGCTGATTCCGAAAGTGCAGAACATCATCACGACACGACAAGACGAAAGTGAAGACGCACCGGAAGAGACAGATGACACAGCACCGGCACATCGCGGCAAGCGCAGCGACCACAACGAACTACCTGAAGAAATTCGGGCTATCTATGAACGCGGTGGTGAACTCTTCGAGAAGATCAAGCAAATCTTTACAGAATTGCAGCAGATGGAGAACGCGCCGGCTTGTGATCGCTACGAAAAGCTCAAGGTGCTAAAGCCGCTTGTGAAAGAATACACCGACGGCTGGGAACGTTATGACAACTACAATTCCGATATGTCGCAAGAAGAAGCGGTGGAAGCAGTCGATGAAGCGCCGGAGCCTGGCAACGAAGTCAAACGAGTGGGAGCGGCAAGGAAGTTCATTTCAACACACGTAGCTAAACTCGAAACACTGCTACAGGCTGAAACAATCGACGAGGCAGAGGTTGAAAATGAACGCAGGCAAATCGCCGAGAGAATGGCATTCGTTGCAGAAACAGGTGGAAGTTTCAAACCCGATTTCGCTCAACGAATAAACGCCTTAGGGGTGGACATAGAGCCCACGACCGAAGGTGAACAATAAAACGATTTTCTTGTTTATTAGATTGACGGGGCGGACGTTGAGAGTATGTTCGCCCCGTTTCTTCTAAGCAAACAAACTCATGCACACAACAGAAGACAAACCAACAATACACGACCCGAGAGAGGAACCGACACAGTTCTTCATCACAGACAGGTTGCAACTGGGAGAGATCATCGAGCAATTGACAGAATTCACGGGGAAAGCCGATTTGAAAATCATGTCGTTTTCGGTGGGTGAGGAATTCGTGAGAAAAATCCACATGCTCAAAAAGAGAGGAAGGATTAAACGCGCCGAACTCTTTTTTGATTTCAAAGCCGCAGAAAAGACAGCACGAACAAATACACTCACAACAACCGTTTTTGACCGAGTCTGCTATTGTGCCAATCATGCAAAAGTAGTCGTCGTGGACGGCGAAGAACAAACTTGCACCATCGTCACATCGCAAAACGGGACGAGAGGCACAAGAAACGAGGTTTATTTCATTACAAACAAGGGGGAAATTGCAGAATATGTGCGAAAAAAATTGGAAAAACTCCGAGCTTCTCGGATCAATGCAGGAGATTGACTACGAACTCTTCAAGCGCTTGGTTCGCGCACTCACACCCATCGCGGATATTGCAGTGCTCATGGGCGTGGACGAGGCCATATTGCGTGATAACATCGAGGATCTGAATACGCCCGTGTCCAAAGCATTTCGACGCATCAGAGCGGAAACCGCGCTTGAAATCCGAGAAAGGAACATCGAATACATGGAAGCGGGATCACCGAGCGCGACAGAAAAGGTTTCGGAATACCTCAAACAGGCATTTCTTGATCTATGAATTTGGCACTGATCGAAACCGCACAGAAATTTCTCTTTGCAGATGAGAGAGAGATGCAGGAGGCGGGACTTTCGCAGACCACGCGGGGAAGAATGATCAGGCTAAGGGATATTTACAACCACTGGCTGGCTCATCCGAGATTACTGGACAAGGATATCGTCGCAGAGATCATCCGAAGGTATCGTATTGGGAAGTCCATGGCATACGAAGACCTCAAAATCATCAAGTTCTGTTTGGGGGCAATGAATCAGAGCACCGTGGAATTTGAGCGCTGGCAATTTCGACAAAGATTGGACGAGGCTTGGAACACGGCACGCATCAACGGAGACGCACGCGCCATGGCGCAACTCGTCAACGCACAGGGAAAGTTTATGCGACTGGACAAAGACGAAGCGACGGCACCCGACTACTCTACGATTACACCTCCTTTCTTGGAAATTACAGGCGACGTTTCGGTGGTAGGTTTCGATCCGATTGCAGACGTGGACAAGCTGGTGAAAAAATTGACGGCTCGATACATCAAGGCTGAAGCACACGACGTGGAATTTGAAGACATCGAAAACGAAACCGACACATGAGAAGATTCTTATATCGCGTCGAAGCGATTACAGCCGCAGCCGTCAAGACGACCAATGTGGCGGTGGCACCCGACGGGCACAGAGCCATGTTCGTGGGACGGGCGCCGAACGCCGAAGAATGGTGCTTGACCAATATAGCAGAGGCCGACACGACAGAAAGTGTTGAAGACGGCTTAAGGCTTTACACAACAAAAATCACAGTGACGACCCACCGCCACACCCCGCTCGCAACAACGGCGGCACTGCTACTCACAGACGCCGAGGGGACACGCTGGTTAGTGGGGGGGAAGGGACCGACCGACCCGCTCTTCACCACAGAGCAGCATCACCCGGGTGAATTCAATTCACCCACGGTGGTAGTGGTAAACATTACGTGGACATCGGTTTTTCCCATGCTGGAGATCATTTAATAAACAGAGGACATTTGCAATTCTATGAATGAAATAATAGAAGCCTTTCGAGACACGCTTTGGCTTTTTCTAAAAGAGCATGCACACACGCACACCGCGGTCATTACGTTGTGCACGGCTGCAATTCTTGTAGCCATGTTTCTCGATCTATGTTTTGGAGTACACAAGGCCAAACAACGCGGCGCAACAGTGACATCGAGGGGGCTGAAGAAAACAGCCAAAAAGGCGATGAGATATTTTGTGCCTTTCTTTGTGCTGACACTACTCGACATCGTGGCATGCTATCTTTTGCCGGCACCATTTTTCTGCATGGTATGGAGTGCTTACTGCCTGATATGTGAATTTAAGAGCATCCGAGAATCGTGCTGGGAAAAGGAAGAAATCGAAAAGCAAAACCGCACGATTTACACCATCATTGAGGATAGAAACGACTTGGCACGACTCATCGCAGACGCTTTCGAGCAACAATTGGAAAATAAGAAAGAGGCAACAGAAGGAAAAAACACGGAAGATAAGGAGGAGTAAGCATGGCAACATTGCAACAGCGCGCCGAACAAATTAGAGACGAGGTGCAAGAGGCGGCAAATACGGCGCAACGCGTCGGACAGCTGCTCATTGATCTCATCGCGTTGATAAAAGGCGCTGACAGTCGATATCTTTCAGGGATTCGCCCCGACACGGCACATGCACCCATCCACTTTGCCCAAGGACTGACATCAAGAGGAATTCAAGTGCAGGGCACAGCCAACGTGGAAGGAGCATTGTCCGTGGGTGATTTCCACGCAGGTATGAGTGGCGCCGGTATATCAGCCGACGGCACGGCCGAAGTCGAACGACTGACAGTGCGCTCGAAATTGGAAGTGGCAGAAATGCAGATCAACCGACTCACAGCCATGGAGGGCGATTGGTTGTTGACTGAGAGCGGCACGGTGGAGCACGTCGAACAACGAGGGGCGCAATGGGTATTAACCATGCGACGCAGATTTGAAGGGGACTTCACCGCTTTTGCCGTCCATGACGTGATTAAAGGTATCGTAAGCACCGCAGCCGTAAGAGCCTTTCGCCCCAACACGCCTTTGCCAACGCCCGAGACGGCGATTTACGCCGTGGCATGGCTCAGAGTCGAAAGCGTGGACATCAACGAAAACTCGATTACTTGCTCTTTGTATGACAACGCCGACGTTCCCGGTGGAGCAAATATGCAGCCGTGCGAGGGAATGAATCTCGCACGGTGGGGTAACACGAGTATTGCAGAACGCCGGTCGTGCTTGTATCTCTCATCGCGAGAGGGACGTATTATGCACTTGCAAGGAGTAACCGCCCCGAAAATCACAGCCGAGCATCAACGAGCGTCCTTTGGAACTTTGCCCGACTTCTTGAAAGCAGAACTGGGTGAAGTCGTTGACGGCAAAGATGACTATTTGTTTGCGCGCGGGCTGGTGGTGCAGGATATCATACGACTGGACGCCAAGGCGAATCCTATTCCTGAAATTGTAGATCGTGGCAACTGGACAAAGGGAGCTAAGTATTTCGGGGGAACACGAAACCCTACCACAGGACGTTTCGAAATAAGCGACGTGTGGAGAGAAGGGACAAGGTGGAGGTGCACGACAACGAAATCCGAAGGCACAACAGAGGAACCCGCGCCAAACTCTACACACTGGACGCTCATTCAGGCGAAACCGAAGGACGGAAAGGACGCCCCCGCACTGGGAGTGAACCTACTCGACGGCACGAACTTCAATACAAGCACCCCGATTTATGCCTCACCGCACAACCCAAAATGGACACAAGTAACGGGGAAAGTGACGGTCTTGCCCGGCGGAAAGAACGGGGCAAATGTCGTTTGCGCCATGGGGCAACTCAACGTAATACGTGCAAGCATTCCCGCCGAAAAGCTCGTTGTAGGGGGAACGTATGTTGTATCATTCTGGTATAGGACTAATGGACAGTTGCAACTCTGGCATCGTTATCCTGACAACGGTCATCTCGATAGAATATTCCCCGAACGCCCGTCCCATTCTTCGCCTACAGAATACAATAATGGAGCGCTGCGTAATAATGAAGAATGGAAGCTTTACACGCAGGTTTTCACATGGGACATACAAACGCCACATTGTGGTATCTATGTTGACCTAAATGACGCTGATAGCGGAAAGTGGATCGAAATTTGTTGCCTTAAAGTAGAAGAGGGAGCAAAGCCTACGACGTGGTGCTTGTCCGAGAACGACAAAATCGGGGCGACCGGCATTGACGGCCGAAACGGGGAAAGCTACCACGCGAACCTTATTGATAACAGTTCTTTTGCGAAGGGCTTGGAAGGATGGCAAGGCGGATACAGTATGCCCACGTTTGACGACTCAATGCAAAGCCCCGTACCGGGGACACGTGTCGTTAAAATAACCGGACAAGCCGTAGGTAAACTACCATATCATGAGGCGAACCAAAATGTACGAGAACGGCTTCTCCCCGACACGACCTATACCTATAGCGTTTGGGTGAAGACCTCCGAAGAGATGAGCAACGCGCGCATTATCGTCTATCCGGCACCACATATAGAACATCAAATCGACTACGAGCACGGCGGTGAGTGGACGCGACACGCGATTACGTTTACCACAGGGCGAAACATCGCAGCAGAAGGCCAATACGTCTATTTACGTCTATGTACTCAAACCGACCCGAACGCCGCGGTCTGGTTTGCCGCTCCCAAGCTTGAAATCGGAGACACACCCACCGAGTGGACAACGTCGGAGAACGACCGAAAGGGCGAACGAGGCGAGAAGGGAGAAAAGGGCGATCCCGGCATTCGTGGTTTGCAAGGTTTGCAAGGCGAACGCGGCGAGCAAGGCGTGCCGGGCGAACGCGGAGCGGACGGAAAGAACAGCTACACGCACATCGCCTATGCGGCCGACGGAAAAGGCGGCAATATGTCGCAGACACCGGCCGCGCATTTGGGTTATATCGGCATGTATTGCGACAATGCGCCCGAAGACAGCGACGATCCGACGCGCTACATGTGGACGAAATTCATCGGTGAAGACGGCGCGGAAGGTATCCCCGGACGCGACGGGACGAATGGCGAAACGGCCTATCTGCACATTGCCTATTCCAACGACAAAGGGGGGAAAGATTTCAGCGTCGTGCCCGTTGCCGGGAAGACGTACGAGTACATCGGGACCTATACTGATCACGATGAAAAAGACTCTACAGATTCTTCAAAATACAAGTGGACGAAGATAAAAGGCGAACGCGGAGCCCCCGGCGATAAGGGCGACCCTGGCGATAAAGGCGACAACGGCCGCGGCATTGATCACATCGAAACGTTCTATCTGCTCACGGCCGACGGCACAGCCCCCGAAGACGGCGCCCACGGTTGGAGAAGCAAACCGTCCGTGCCAACGCCGCAAACACCGTGGCTTTGGACGTACGAGCGGGTGGTTTATTCGGACGGGAGCAGCGAACGGAATGCAGTCCGTTTGGTTACGCGGTTGGGGAAAGACGGAGCCGAAGCTGAACCCACGCGTCCCAATTTGCTTGACGGGACGGATTTTCATCAAGACGGAGCATGGGAATCGGGACTCAACGGCACACATGCCAAGACTGAGAAGGCGAAAAACGTACAGCCCGCCGTCACAGGGTGCGGAGTACTGAGAACGCTGGTGGAACGCGGAGCCGTAGGTGAAGAATTCTCGCAATTCTCGCAGCGCATACCGATGGATTTGGTAGCAGGACTGGACTACACATTTTCGGTTTATGTTCGTGGTGACAATACCGGCTGGATGATTGTCTTTCCTAATTCGGGCGAGCATTTTCGCCTTTCGGATGCAAAGCCCGGAGAGTGGCAAAGAGTCTCGGTTTCATTTAAGGCAAGAGCGGCAAGACCCGGAGAGGAAAACCGCGCTTATTTACGCTGCTGGCTGAAAAACGCTGATAACACGCAGCGACACGAGGTGCTATTTTGCGCTCCCAAATTGGAAGAGGGCAAAACGGCCACGCCATGGTGCTTGTCAGAAAACGACAAAGTAGGCGCCACCGTGCAATATCGTGGTTTTTGGGACGCGTTTGCGGACGGGACGGTATTTCATGGACGCAACGAGACGGGAGGAGGTTATGAAGACGTGGTCACAATTTTGACGCCCGCGGGGACACAAGAAACATATCGCTGCACCCGCACGCATACCAAAGCGGGAAACGATACACGCCCCGGTGCCAATTCACCATATTGGAAAAAGGGTGACTCGTTCGAGCTGGTAAGCACCGGCATACTGCTCGCAGGAACGGCACAAATCGGAAAGATTGCAACGGGCAACATTTCGCAAGATCGCATGGTTACCGCCGGTGCGGAAATGAGATTTTACGCCGCCGGTTGTAAGCACCCCGGTTTAGTCTTTGGATATAGGTCTGACTCTCAAAAACGGCGATTCCCCGTTCTGCAATGCTTCGACCCCGAAACGGGGGCGCTGCTCTATGATTTGGGCCCCGAAGGGATCTTTGCCAATGCACGCCGAGTGGCGGGCGTATGGACGCCGTTGCAGATGATTCGCGTAACAAGATACACGACCATCACTCAACTTTACAAGTGGTTGAGGAAGGACGTGGATAATTGGAATGATCAGGACATCGAGAAGTTGAAGGTCGAAAGTCCATTCTTTGAAGACAACGGCGCACTTCATCCACTGTATTGGTTTGGACACGGCGCATATTACACCGAAGGTTGGAGTGAATTCCGAAGAGCCGACGGCACCATGCACAAAATCTTTGAGAGTTCGCGTACATCCACCCCGACAGAAGATTACCCGGCGGCTTTTTGGTTCAACCCTTTCGAGAACCAAATGAACACAACCGCCACACCGGAGAGTGCATTGACCGATGACAACGGCGCAGCCATCGGCGATATCAACGCAACCCGAGTCGAAGACGGCTGGTACTGCTCGAGAGTTTGTCCCATTCGTGTTGAAAAAGAAGACTTCAAGATCAACGTGAAAAAACGCCCGAGAACGGTTACGCTATACGCGATTGACCTTTGGAAATTCCGAGGAGGTAAGAAGATCGAGACGGGGACGACTTACTTCATTGATTTCGATTTGGAATATATGGCGGACGTGGACGACGCAGGGCGCGCTTTCAAAGGACGAAACAGCCGTGGACTCATTGAAGAGGATAGCCGAAACAGCTTAATTCATGTGCCAATTTTTGATATTCAAGGTTTTGAGTCAAGAACAGACACGAGTATCAAACCACAAGAAAACTGATATGACAGACATCAATCCTTTTTTGCGCCACCTACTGCGATTTGAGGCGGGGGTGGCGGATCGAAACCTTTCGACGGACAAACTTTTTCAGAAGGCACATGTCAAAGGTTTCGCCAACGACCCCGACGACCGCGGAGGGGCAACAATGATCGGGGTGACACTGGCGGCTTTCACCGCTTGGAGAAAGCAAAACGGGCGCCCCGCCCCGACGGTCAAGGAATTGAAAGCCCTTTCCTACGAAGAGTGGAGGGACATCGTCGAGAAGGATTTCTGGAAGCGGTGCAAAGCCGACGAATTGAAATCTCAATCTGTGGCGATGATGCTGGCAGACTTTACTTTTCACAGTGGAGCACATGGAATAAAAGCATTGCAACGCGTGCTGGCTGTGAAGGTCGACGGGATCATGGGGGCACAAACATTGTCTTCTGCCAACGCCACGCCACCCGCCACGTTGTTTGCCGCTCTAAAAGCGGAGCGTTTGCGGTTTCTGCAGCTCATCGTGAAGAACAACCCACGGCAAAAGAAGTTCATCAAAGGCTGGATCACGAGAGTAGAGGCGCTTTCATTTACAGGATAATATGAAAAGGAACAGGATCAAATCAGCAGCACCGCTTGTGCTGTATCTGCTTTGCGCCGGGCTTTGCCTTTGGCTGGCAAGTTGCACCACGACACGCACCGTCGAGCACCGAATCACGGTGCACGACACCGTAAAGTCGCGGCAGACTGACACGCTGCTCCTATTGAAGAATACGCGAGATAGCGTTTTCTTGCATGACAGCGTATATCTGGAGGGGGCGACCATAGTGAAAGAACGACTCAGAGAACGATGGCATGTGCGAACGGACACCGTATGGAAAACGAGGGGGGTACTGATCGAAACAGCACGGCACGAGACCACAGATAAGAAGGAGAAGGAGAAGGAAAAGGAAGGGACGAATTGGTTCAGTGTGTTCATGGTGGTAGTGACGGGGATTGGTCTGGTGAATTTTGTACGTAAACGGTAATCTTTTCGATATAGTCCATTGAAACATGCAACTCCTTTCGTCGATTCCTCAATTGACGTTTCCCGATGAGTGGGAGGCGTTGACCATTTCAACGAGCACGCCTTTGCGGTGCTTAATCAGTGTAAACGGGCACCCGGCACTTGATTTGACGTTACGCCCCATAAACGGACAAATCACACTGCACGACGCCGGCTCATTGATTAGAGACCGCGCAGAGCGGAAGATTGCAGTGGTGAAGTTGGAGGTGATCAAGGACAGCAATCGCACGACTTTGATCACGTCGACCGTGATCCCGGTGCAGAGCCACATGGGAGAAACCGCCGCAGCTTTTACGGCACGTTCGTTCCTTACATTCGCCCCGCCGGTGAAATTGACCCACCGCGCGGCAACGGAACGCCTCGCATGGGTGGGAAGCGAGACGGCCGTGGCGATTTCGAGCGTTTGGTGGACAGCGCACGGCGCAGTGGAGCACACCGAGAGCATTGCAGCCTCACAAAAGGACGGGGCCAACGTGGTAGACGTTTCACCCGCCCGACTCAATCCACCCGAAGCGGGCGCCGTGCTTTGTCATTACGCCGCGGCATGTGGAGCGCGCCGACAACGCTACGAGATCGCCCCGCCCAACACCTCACAGGGCGGAGGAGCAGAGATTGAGTTTCGGAATGATTTCGGAGTGGCAGACACCGTGCATGCTTTTGGCACCGTGGAGCGCAATGCGAAACCCACTTATAAGACCGCGCGGATCGCGGGGCGTCGACACAACTACGAGACGGAGAGCGAAGTGACAATCACATGCTATTTCACCCCCCTGGGAACAGACACCCGACAGGTGGAAAGCGTGACGCAAGCCGACGAGGTGGTGCTTTTGCCCATGCGAACGCCTATCATGCCGGTGGAAGCTGAAATCAAGTGCACCGACGACACAACGAAGATAAACCACGCCACGGTGAAATTTCGTGTGGAGGAAGAAAGCCCCGCCACCGAGACCACCACGACCGGCAAACGATATAAGATTTTCGACGATAGTTTTGACAATAGCTATGAGTAAGAACGAACAAAGAATGTATCCGAAACGTATCCACCACGCGGAAGCACGGCGACTGCTCAGAGACAGACAACCACACCGGCTGAAAGTGTGGAAAATGTCGACGGGGGAAATCCTTTTGTATTCGCGTGCAGTCTATCAAGGGGAATACAACAGACGGCGCAACACGCGCGTGCTGCTGCTCCCATCGGGAGAGATACGGGAATTTTGCAACTACACACTTTTCGAGATTGACGACATGAAAATTTATTTGTAATGGACACAACACACGAAGTTTGGACACTCAACACCGAAGGCGTGCAGGCGGTGATCGCGGAAGTCGGAGACACCACCGAAGTCTTTGACACCGTGGTGGGAGCGGCCAAGTCGAGACCTTTGCCGGGCAGCACAACCGAGAAATATATTCCGTTTGGTGCAGATGATCAGCTGCCATACGAGCTGAAACGGCTTATTGACGGCGACGAGGTCACGGCACAATGCTTGAATTTCAATGTCACCGCACTGTATGGAGCGGGTATTCACACCGGAGAAACAGATCGAGCAGCTGAGAATTGGAGTGCACGACAGGCTTTGCCCATGTATGTCTTGGATCAGAGCACGGATATGCAGCTCTACTATTTCGCGGTTTCGGTGATCATCCTTTCGGCAGACGGCAAACTCATCAACAGAATTGTGCACAAAGAAGCCCCCTATTGTCGATTTGCCGAGGCCGACCAATATGGAAATATTCCGTTTGTCTATTATGCCAACTGGCATGCAAACCGTCCCAAGCCCGAAGAGATTGAGAAGATTCCACTGCTCAACATGAGAGACCCGTTAGGTGATCTCAAAGTGAGAATGGGACAGGAACCCGACCCGAGGACGGGGCGGAAACGTACGCCAACCCGCGAACGGAAATTTGCCGTCGCAGCAAGATTCCCAACGGCGGGCTGCCAATATTACCCGGTTCCTTACTGGTCGTCTATTCTTCGAGGAGGAAGCTACGATGAGAAACGACTGATTTCGGTGGGAAAGCGGGCAAAACTGAGAAACCATACGAGCGTGAGATACCTGGTGGAGATTCAACGCGACTATTACGAGCGCATTTGCCGGGAAGAGTTCATCACCGACGCCGAGAAAATAGCAGAACGTATTCGCCGAGAAAAGGAGAACATACGCAACTTCCTTTCGGGTTTGGCCAATGCGAACAAGGTTTGGATCTCGTCGTTCTATGTTTCGCCCGACGGGCACGAGGTGCATGATGTACGTGTTTCACTCATCGACGGAAAGAAAGAAGGCGGAGAGTGGGCAGAGGACGTGCAAGCGGCGGCAAATACCATCTGCTTTGCTTTTGGCGTACACCCCAACATGGTGGGGGCTGTACCGGGGAAGGCGCAGACCAACAACAGCGGGTCGGATAAGCGTGAACTCTACACCATGAAACAGGCGCTGCTCAAGCCCATGAAGGACATTCTCCTCACGGCTTTGCGCTTGTGCTTTGCTTACAATGGCTTTCGCGGAACGCCAACACTGCCAATGATTCAATTAACCACGCTCGACGAACACCGGGACGCTAAAATTATACAGTCATGAGTATCATCAACAAACAGAAATTCGACGCGCTCGTACCCGCTTTCCGAGACGCAACCGATAGCGTTTATCGAAAAATGGTACCACAATTGGAACTCTACGAAAACCGCACCGGGGAGTTTGCGCCCTACGAAGAATTGAGTGAACTGAGAGAACGCTACATTTGTTTGGCGGCGGCACACAACGCCGTCCGAAGTCTCGACTTAATTCTTACGGGGTCTGGCTTTGGAGTCATCTCGACGGCCGAAAAAAGCCCCGCCTCACAAGCAAGAGTCGACGCACTGCAGAGGCAACTCTACGAAGAGTGTTCTGATGTGTTCGATGAATTGAGGACAAAGGCCTTAACCACGGCGTGGAACGAGACGAGCAATGCACGGGACATGGTGGACTCCTTTCTTTACACCCCGACTTTGCTGAGAAAATACGGAGTTTTGTGCGAAGAACGCGAGGTATTTATAAGAGAATACGCGCGTTTGGCACCACAGCGCCACGAGGGAGCGATCCACGTGTTGCACGAGATGTCGCCCGAACTCTACGAAGCGATGCTCAACTGGTTGAGAAAGGGCGGAGAGTTTCGCACAGACGACAATTCACCGCGACAACATGCGATGAAAACGCTCTTGGAAAGGGGACGCGTACTCATGGCACGCGATATGACAGCGGGGCCGACCCATAAAGCATGCCAAAACCTCAGAGCCTCCTTGGTGATCTTTGCCGACTCGATCCCCGAGTACACAAATTCGGCTACCTACAGGGCACGACATAGCGGTTTCTATGAGAACAAAGCAGACCACCCCACCTTCTTTTTTTCCTGAAACGCTGAAAGTGCGCATACCAAAAGGCTGGGAGGCCTTGTCTGAAAGGGAACTGCTCTACATTTGCGCACTCATGGCGGCCGAACGTTTCACCGTCGAAGAGATTCAGTTGAGATATTTGCGCCGCTTTGCGTTCGAACGCCCCAACCCACCCATGTGGAAAGTACTTTCTGCTTATACGTTGTTGAGCGCGGCCGAGGAGTTAGCGTGGTTGGAGGAACCGCCCACCACGGCCATACGCCCCGCACATATCGGGAAGTATGAAGCCATCGACGCACATTTGTTCGACGAAAGACTTAAATTCGGCGATTTTCTCATTTGCGAGAACTTGTTCCAAAGTTGGATCAGTTCGCAGATAGAGGAACCGATTGAGCAAATGGCGAAATTCCTATACCGCACGGCGGCAGACGAGTACGCGTTGAACATTCATCTTTCGCCCGCCGAACGTTACGCGGTGATCTTTTGGTGGACGGGGCTCAAAGCGGAACTGGCAACAAGATACGACGAGCTTTTTCGGCGCATACCGGCGGGTGCCGAGGACTATGATGACAGTTCGCCGGCAGAACGCCAACGGGAGAGCACAGACGCACAGATTAGAGCCTTGACAGCGGGAGACATCACCAAAGAACCCGCCGTGCTCAAAACTGAAACCCATCGCGCCCTCACAGAACTCAATGCGAAGGCGAGAGAAGCGCGGATAACCATGCAGAAAATGGGAACATGAAGATTTATCTGAACCGAATGCAGAGGGAAGTTCTTGCAGTGGGTGCCAAAGATACCTTTGCCATAGCGGGACGTGGAACGGGGAAAGGTGTGGTGCAAGCCACGGTTTTGCTCAACGCCTTTCAATCCATGCCAAGATGCACCGCGGCAATCGTGGCGCCCAATGCGATTCGAGCCATGACAAACACTTTGCCGTCGATGACAATGCACTGGGAGGCATGGGGATACAAGCGAGACGTGCATTGGTGTATCGGAAGAAAACCACCGAAGGCGCTCAATTGGCCGAAACCACTCATCGAACCGCACAACTGGGAGCACATTATTTCGTTCTACAACGGAGCCATCGCACAAATCGTTTCGCAGGACAGAAAAGGCACGTCCAATTCCAAATCGTTCGACTTCCTATGTATCGACGAGGCCAAGTTTGTAAAGTACGACCGACTCAAAGATGAGACGTTTTTGGCCAACCGCGGACAATTACGCGAGTTTGGTGATCAACCGCTTCACCATGGAATGATCGTTACATCTGATATGCCAATCACCAAGGAGGGGTCGTGGTTTCTCAACTTCGAGGAGAAAATGGATCGGGAGCTGATCACCACGATTTTGACGCTCAAGGCGGAGCGGGAAAGGCACATCGCGAGAATCAAAGCAGAGGGGGTGTCAAACGTACCGGACTACATTCCGAAACGAGTTGCAAGATTGGAGAAGCTACTTTCGCAGTTCAGAAAGCACGCGCTATTCTTTGGGATCTATTCCACGCTGACTAACATTGAGGTGCTCGGAGAGGCCTACATTCGGCAGATGAAACGAGATTTGCCGCCGCTGGTATTTCAGACGTCGGTGCTTTGCCAACCCGTCCGATTACTGCAAGATGGCTTCTATTCGTCCATGACAGAAGCACATCTATACACGGCCGCCAACTTCAACTACCTGGACTCGTTGGAGTACCAATTCGCAGAAATCACCCAAACACGCGATAGCCGAGTGGACGACGACCTCATACCGGACGCACCGCTTTGCATTGCATTCGACTTCAACCGAAACATCAACTGGCTGGTGGTAGGACAGGTGGACGAGGAAATGGGAAGAATGAACACGGTCAAGTGCTTTTTCGTCAAGTACGAGCGTAAACTGGTCGAACTCGTCAATGATTTTTGCGACTACTACGAACGCCGACCGAACAAGGAGGTGATTTTCTACTACGATAGCACGGCAATCGGTTCGAATTACGCCGTCAATGATATCGACTTTCGCCGCGTCATCGAACAAACGCTCAGAAAACGCAAACGAAGCGTGCAGAGCGTCTACATCGGGCAGCCGATGAATCACGCCGAAAAGCACCTACTCATCAACCGAGGTTTTCAGGGGCAGGGGCGTTTGAAACCCTATATCAACGAAGAAAATTGTGCTGATTTGCTCGTCTCGTTGCAGTTAGCGGGCGTCTACAACGGGAAGAAGGACAAACGCGGGGAGAAACTCGCAGAGACAGAGGAAGACCGACTCGAAACGCGCACCGACGGATCGGACGCATGGGATACGCTATATATAGGCTGCGAGCGTTTCCCAACCCGTGGGGGCGGGCTATATATTCCCTCGTCCAATTGGGCATAGCTCCTCAACTATTCAAAAAAGAATTCCACCATGATTGATTTCCACGACTATTTCGAAGACCTTTGCCGGCGCAACCGAATGGCAAGCGACCTACAATTTTGCACCGTATCCTGTTCGGGGGTCAACCACCTGGACAGTGTGCTCAACCGCTACGATTGTGATGCCAATTTTGTCGCAGTCGATGACATTTGCGATGAGGAAACCTTTCTCGATAGCGGAGGGTGGTTCAAGCGAAAGGCATTCACCGTCTTTCTGCTCATGCGATACGAACACGACAACGAACGAGACCGACGAGAAAAGATGGGAACGTGTCGTGAACTCCTCAGACAATTTCAATCCGGGCTCCTCAGAGACGCGCCGAGATTCCTCAAAGAGGGACTATATGTGCAGATGAACAGCATTCGTTCACGAGAGATGGGAGGGATCTTTCTCAACGATTGCACCGGGCTTTACTTCATGTTTTATGTAGACGAGCCGGTGGACATTTCTTTCAACCCCACCGAGTGGAATGAATAGGCGCCATGGACAAACAAGAAGAAAAGGACTTTGCCACCTTTGCACGAGAGTGGCATGATATGATGGTGAGAATTTGGACGGATCGGATCGTGACAATGAACATCCACCGCACGGGAACGTTGCAACGAAGCGTACATCAGCAGGCATTCAGCGTGGCACCAGACGGTTTCGCCATGCAAGCCGCATATCGTTTCGTGGAATACGGAATATATGTCGACGCGGGTACAGGAAAGGGCTACAAAAGAGACAACGGGGGCGACCTGAAATTCTTAGACCCCGTGGAAAGAGCCAAACGGGGGCTCGGAGCCACGAGAAAGCGCAGACCGTGGTTCTCTGTGTCGTGGGATATATCGAAGAAGGTGCTGAACAGACGCTTGTCAAACGACATTGGTAAGGAGTTCGCCGGCGTGTTCGATTCCATAGTTTAGACCAGACCACATAAAAGGGGAACAGGGAGACTAAAATTGTCATTTTCCTTATGAACGGTTAGCGGTATCTTTGACGCAAAAGGTCAGATACCGCTTTTATTTTTCTGTTATGGTAGAAAAAGACATCAAGATAATCGAACTCCACGTCAACGACAAAGACGCGAAGGAGAATATTGAGCAACTCCGAAAGAAGGTGGAAGAGCTGAACCGGCAGAAGCAGCAAGCGGAGCAGGTATTGAGCGACAAACACTCCACAGACGCACAGCGGAAACGCGCCGTCGAAATGCTCCAAAGGATAAGTTCCGAGCTGAGAAAGAGCACCCGAGAATTGGAGCGCTCGGAGAACCGTGTGGAAGCGCTTACAAACGGTTTGCGACGCATGGACAAGCAGACGCCGAAGGAGCTGCAAAAGACAATTCGCCAAATCAATGCTGAGCTCAATTCGGGCGCCGTAAAACGCGGATCGGAGGAGTGGGACGCCTACACCGAGGCGCTCAAGAGTGCCAAGAAGGAATTGCAAGAGATTCGCAAGCAACAGGAGGTCGAAGAAGACAAGAGCATAGGAGACCAACTGGCTGATTTCGGCAATAAATGGATGGGAGCTATCACGACGTTCACGGGAGTAACGGAACTCTTTGACAATGCAAAGCAGTGGGTATCGTCTTTCGTCGATACGTACGCCGACATGCAGGAACACATGAGTGGCGTAACGAAATACACGGGGCTGGCAGCAGAAGACGTGGAAGAGCTCAACGAGGCTTTCAAGAAGATAGACACGAGAACCCCGCGCGAGAAACTCAACGACCTGGCGGCAGACGCGGGACGTTTGGGTATTACCGGCAAACAGGACATTCTCGATTTCGTTGACGCGGCCAATCAAATCAACCTGGCTTTGGGCGACGATTTGGGCGAGGACGGGGTGAAGAACATTGGTAAGCTCACACAGCTTTTCAGCGAGGGGCGAGCCATGGGACTCAAAAACGGCATGCTTGCAACCGCGTCGGTAATCAACGAACTTGCACAGTCGTCTTCAGCCTCCGAGCCCTATCTATTGGAATTCACCGCGCGTTTGGCGAGTATCGGAAGC